GCCTTTGCTTTTTCCCCGCAACAGCGTAACACGCCCCTCGTTTATCGTTTAACCCTTTAACTCAATCAAAAGACAATGGAAGAAAATAAGAAGCCCGATGACGGTTCACTTGCCTTTCTGAACATACCCCGTGACGAAAGCAACCGTTCTTTCAACTGTGACGAGACAACCCAATCAAAGTTGGTCAACACCTCATTTTGGGTCTGTGACTTCATAGAGGACGTGCCGACAAGGTTCAGTAAAACAAAAGGCACAAAAGGTCAGACGCTTGTCAAGATTAAGCCCGATAAGAACAGCCCTGAGGCTGACGCTAAGAAGTTCTTCACGGGTTCAGCAGACATTCTCTACGTTTGTCAGGAAATCAAGAAGCGCAACGCCTTTCCCCGCCGTGTCACGTTGAGAGGAAACGGAAACCGTTATTGGTTTGAATAAAGAGACATAAAAAATATTAAGGTTGGTCGCTCCCGTGGGGTTCTGTTCAGCGGTAATGCGAATAACAGCTCGAATGCGGGCTTCGCTTATGCGAATTCGAATAACACCCCCTCGAATACGAATACGAACATCGGTTCTCACCTATGCTTTTTGAATATTTTCATCAGGTGTCAAAGCCTGAAAAAGATATTAAGGGCGGCAACCGTACCTCTTGGTAAAAAACTTCTGAAAACTGAAATGTGTCGGTAGGAACGCCTGTTGTATGGGCTACCGAAGACTCAAAATAAGAAAGCAAAGAAACATGAAGCGTATTGACAACTTATACGACAAGATAATCTCGTTAAAAAACCTCCGCCTCGCCGATGAAAATGCGAGACGGGGGAAGACGAACACATACGGGGTCAAGGTTCACGACAAGAACCGAGAACAGAATTTGTTGGCTTTGCATGAAGCCTTGCTGACAAAGACGTTCAAGACCTCTCCGTATGACGTGTTTACGATCTACGAGCCGAAAGAAAGAATTATTTATCGTCTTCCGTACTATCCTGACCGTATCGTCCACCATGCTGTCATGAACGTTCTTGAACCCATTTGGGTGCGGCTCTTCACTTATAACACGTATTCTTGCATCAAGGGTCGTGGTATTGAGGGCTGCGCCCGTAGGGTTGACAAGATAATCAAGAGTTTTGAGGGTAAGCCTCTCTTCTGTCTGAAAATTGACATCAAGAAGTGCTACCCCTCCATGCGTCACAGGGTTCTGAAACGGCTCATACGCCGAAAGATTAAAGACAAAAACCTTTTGTGGCTTCTTGATGAAATCATAGACAGCGCATCAATGGATGATACGGGCAGACCGCTAACATAGGCTGACAAGGCTCAAAGCGACCCTGAGGACGCTCACGGGCTTCCGATAGGCAATTATCTGAGCCAATACCTCGCAAACCTCTGTTTCTGTTATTTCATGCACTGGGTAAATGAACAGCTTGCAGAACTTGTGAAAAAGGCTCTGAGGCTGACCGTAAAGCCCCGCATTGAATGTACTGAATACGCTGACGATATAACGTTCTATGCGGAAAGCAAAGCCGTTCTGCATGAGGTTCTGAAACTCATTCGGGTTCAACTTGAAGACGGTCTGTCCTTGAAGATAAAAGGCAACTATCAGATATTCCCCGTGGCGAAGAACCGTTATGACAGACACGGGCGTGCGCTTGATTATGTCGGTTACAAGTTCTTCCGAGAACAGAAGTTGATGCGCAAGTCAATAAAACAGAATTTCTGCCGTGAAGCCGCCCGACTGAACAAACGGGAGAAGCCGTTAAGCCAAAAGGCATACAAACAGGCTGTCTGCCCGTGGTTGGGTTGGGCGAAACACAGCAATTCAAGACATCTTTTGAAAACAATTATTAAACAGAAGTATTATGGCATTCTATGACAACAAGCCCTCCAAGTTGGAGGCAGTGGGTAACGGTTCTTACTTGTACCGTTGGAATATTCAGGAGGTAAAGCCTGAGAGCGTTGAAAAGACCTCAGAAGAGGGCGCAGAGGCTCAGGCAGAGAAAGTCCCTAAGTTCTCATGTGAAGAGGTCTCAGTGTGGGAACCGCTGACCTCAAACAAAATCACAGAGGCGGTAATTACCTCAAAGTGGGACGCTAATTACGAGCAGAAACTTGTCAACGAGTACAACGCCGCACAGCTTGGTTTATACGGCGCAAAGACATCTGACGAGGCGAAAGCCCACATTAAGGCTTACACGGATTATCTTACAGAGCGTGCCGCCCTGAAAACTCAGGTAGATGCGGACTGCGCCGAGTTCGGTATTCTCTAACTCTCTGTTTCAGGAGTGAGGGGCGGGCGGTTCAGGCTGTCAGCCTCTCTACTCTTTGAAAAATGGCGGTAACTCATTCTAAAGCCCCACAAAGCGTTTTTGAAGTGATTACCTTATAAGCATACCACAGAGAAAAGTAAACGCCGTGTGCGTCAAATTCGCAAAAAATAACTCTCAAATAAAACGACAATGATAATTTACAACGACAAAGGCAAGAAGCTCCTTGAAATTGAGGTTGACGATAACAGTTATCGCCACAGAGTTATCATGGGCGATTATAACCTCACGCTTTATTACAGCCTCGCAGAACACGTTGAGTTGCCCGTGGGCTGTTATTGTGACTATCAGGGAGAACGCTTCACGCTTGAACGCCCTGAGGCTTTCAAGATGAAACACAGCCGCAGTTTTGAATACACCGTGACAATGGAGAGCAGTCAGGCAAAGGCGAAGATTTGGAAGTTCAGAAACCCCGTTGACGGGCGACTGAAATTCAGCCTGACCGCCAAGCCCCATGAACACCTCCAAATGTTCGTTGACAACATGAACCGCCGTGACACGGGTTGGGCGGTCGGCTCTTGTGTGTCAGGCGATGAAGTCTGCATATCGTACAGCCACGCTTTCTGTTATGAGGCGTTGGAACAAATGGCTTCAACCCTGAACACGGAATTTGAGTTTAACGGCAAGACCGTCTCGCTCCGCAAAGTTGAATATAACAAGAACAACCCGCTGCCGCTCTCATACGGGCGGGGTAACGGCTTCAAGCCCAATGTGGGGCGTTCTAACTATGGGGAAACGCCACCGACTGAAATTCTCTACGTTCAGGGCGGTTCAGACAATATAGACCCGAGCAAATACGGAAGCTCAGAACTTCTTTTGCCGAAGTCTCAGTCAATAGGCTTTGACGGCGTTTACTTTGAAGACGAAGAGGGCTTCAACGCTGACAACGCCCGTTACTATATGACTGACGATTTGGGGTTCTCAATCAGAAGAAAGGACAAAGACCTGACAAGCCTCGCCGAGAGCAGTCTTGACTGTTCAGAAATCTACCCGAAGCGTGTCGGCGAAATCTCTTCTGTCGTGTGTGTTGACAAAGACAAGAACTTTTACGACATCATAGACAACTCAATCCCTGAGAACCTTGACTACGAGAAATGCCTGATAGACGGCGAGACCATGACAGTTATCTTTCAGACGGGCATGTTAGCGGGAAAAGAGTTTGAAGTGAAATACTACCACAACTCAATTCTGAACCCTGACGGCTCTTTGAAGAAAGCCGCCCGCCGCTTTGAGATAACGCCGCAAGAGATTGACGGGCAGACCATGCCGAATGAAACCTTTTGCCCCCGTGCTAACGAGAAATACGCTGTCTTCAAGTGTATGTTGCCTGACGCTTATATTTGCGACAACGCCACAAAGTCAGGGGCTTCATGGGATATGTTCCGTCAAGCCGTGAAAAGTCTCTTTGACAGCGAGGAGACAAAGTTCACGTTCACGGGAGACCTTGACGGCATTTGGGCAAAGAAAGATTGGCTGAACATAGGCGGGCGCATCAAGCTCGGCGGGTATATAAAGTTCTCGGATGAACGCTTTCAGAAAGACGGCGTTCTCGTCCGCATCACGGGCATTAAAGATTATATCAACAAGCCGCACAGCCCCTCTCTTGAACTGTCAAACGAGACGAAAAGCGCATCTTTCTCTTCAAAGTTGAAGCAGCTTGAAAGCGAGGAGGTGGTCATTGAAGACAACCACCGAGAGGCTATTCAATTCACAAAGAGACGGTTCAGGGACGCAAAAGAGACAATGAGCATGTTGGAGGCTTCGCTGCTTGAAAACTTCACTCAGAGCATAAGCCCAATCGCCATACAGACCATGCAGATGCTTGTCGGCGATGAAAGTCTTCAATTCCGTTTCGTCTCTTCAAAGACAAACCCGACACAGGTCAGCCATACAATAAACTACGATCAGGAGACAAAGACCCTGAAAGCGGCTGCGGGTCTCATTCAGCACCTGACGCTCGGCGTGTCTTCTTTGAGTTCATCGCATAAGCCCGAAGAATACTTATATTGGAACGTTGAAGAGTTTGAGAGCGCAAGACTTGAAGACGGGTCAAAGAAGTATTATCTATACGCAAAGGTCAGCAAGACAAACGACAAGGGCGTTTTCTTTCTCTCTGAGAGCGCAAAAACATTGAATGGGGTTGACGGTCACTACTGCCTCCTTGTCGGCGTTCTGAACAGCGAATACAACGGAGAGAGAAGTTTTGCCACGCTCTACGGCTTCACAGAGATATTGCCAGGGCGTGTAACGACCGACAGAGTTGTGTCAGGTGACGGCAACAGCTATTTTGATATGCTCGCCAACGCCATGAAGCTCGGGGACGCTCTTGACTTCAATTCAGCGGGGGACGGCAAGCTCAGAATAAAAGGAACAATCGTTCAGAGCCAAAGCGGTCAAGAGAGCTATATAGGCTGTTATAGGGGCGAATACAACGCCTCATATACTTATTATAATGGCGATGAGGTCACTTTCACTAAGAACGGCAATACGTCAACATACAGAATGTTCAGCGACACGCCTGTCAAGGGCATTGAGCCGACAAACACTCTTTATTGGCAAGTCGTTGCTCAGGGTTCAAAGGGGGCTGACGGAACTTCTGTTAAAATCAAGGGTCAGGCTTACGCACATTATTCAACAATGGAAGAATGGGATCAAGACAGAAGAAAGCCCGTTGTCCTGATTGATAAATATACGCTGACATCGGGGGAAACGACCGAGGATAAATATTGTGTTGTCAAGAAGCTCGGAAGACCATTTGCAGGAGCGGCTGAGGGTTGGATTACCGTTTACGCCGAGGAGGGGGACGCTTATATAATGAACTCAGACGATGAAGCCTTGAACGGTTGTATGTATGTGCCTCAGACAGACAAATGGCAAAACGTGGGTCGAATAAAAGGCGACAAAGGCGACACGGGTCAAGACGGCGCAGCGGGTAAGTTCACTGAACTACGTTACGCCAAGAACGGCTCAACAACAACGCCGCCCGCCCTCTCAAAATCAAGCCTGAACCCGTCAGGGTGGACTACTGAGGTGCCAACGGTTGCAAGCCTTGAATATCTGTGGCAGACAACAGCCGTGAAGTCAGGTGACGGCAAGACGCTTCTTTCTCAGTGGTCAAACCCCGTGAGAGTAACACCGTACAACGGCATTGACGGTCAAGACGGCGCAGACGGTAAGGACGGAACAAACGGGCGTGGTATAAGAAGTGTGACAGAGTACTACGGGGTCAGTCAGAACAGCAATGTTAGACCAACCGTTTGGTCTATTTCTTCTGTGCCTACACTCTCTGAGACAAACAAGTATCTTTGGAATTATGAACGCATCTTTTATACTGACGGCTCTTCTGTCACGACAACCGCTGTTATTATCGGCTGTTATGGCGACAAAGGGCGTGGCATTGTTTCAATAACAGAAATGTACCTTGCCACGAACCTCTCAACGGGCGTGACAAAGAACACTATTGGTTGGAGCAGTTCTGTTCAGGATATTTCTGCCTCGCGCCCGTACTTATATAATTATGAGATTATAAAGTACTCAGACAACACAACAGAAGAGACAGACGTTGCCCTGATTGGACGTTGGGGAATGGACGGAGAGAACGGTCAAGACGGAGCATCGCCCGCCCCCGTATTCCGAGGAAATTATTCTTCAACAAAGTATTATTATGGCAATCCTCATAGAGTGGATATTGTCAAATATAACTCTGTCTATTATGTGGCAAGAATTGACGCTCCAAGCGGCTCAGGCGGTTTTGTTGGTCAAGCCCCGACAAACACGAACTATTGGAATCCCTTTGGGGCTTCTTTTGAGAGTGTCGCAACACAACTTCTGTTGGCTGAAAACGCCAATATTGCGGGGTGGGTTTTCAGGAACGGGAAACTGTATTCTCAGAACAATTCCTGTTACCTTGACGGGAAAACAGGAGACGTGAATATCCAAGGTAACTTCACGGGTAAAATATCAACCGTTAATGCGGGTAATAGAATTGTGATTGACCCGTCTTCAAATTCAATAATAATATATAACCAAATTCTCGGAAAAGATATTGAAATAATGAGAATTGAGGCTGAGGATATTGGTTTTGGGTTACGCCGTCCTAAGATAACAATGAATGAACTTTCAACTGAAACAGGCGGCGGTATAATGAACAAACTTATAGTTTCTGCCTATGAAATTGGACTTTATCGCCATGGGATAGGAGATAACCTTGTCCCGATGTTTCAGGTAACAGGAGGTTGGAATACAAAAAAAGTTATTCTGTCAGATTATGTTTTACCGTCTTCAAGACCCTCAACAAAAGGGCAAATTTATCGAAATGGAGACACACTTAAAATAGTTACTTAATCAATATAAAGAAACATGAAAAGAAAAGTAATCGAATGGTTCTCAAAGAGTAATCGTGGGAAACATTTTGTCGGCGGGGTCTTGATTGGGCTTGGGGCTGACGATTGGTATTGTGCCTGTTATACGGGTGCGGGTGTGGGGGCTGCCCTTGAACTGAAAGACGTTCTTTATGGCGGCTCTTGGGATTGGATAGACTTCGCCCTGACAGCGGGCGGGGCGGTTGTCGGACATTCAATCAGGGCTGTGCTATGAATGAGGTTCAACAAGTTACAGAGATAGCCAAAGGCATAAGCGACTATGGCTTAATGGCTGTCACGGCGGCTTTCTTTCTTCTTCTGTCGGCGATGATGATGATAGCCATTTTCAGGTGGTTCAAATCAATGATTAACCGCATGTTAGAACAGCAAGAATACCTGAGACAGTTGTTAGACATTCTTCAAGACAACAACGCAGCGATAAAAAACCTTGCTGAACGTCTTGAACCTGAGACACAGATGCGCATCAGAAACCTGACGGGGTTTGCTTTTGACCTCACTGTGGAACAGGTCTGTCGCCTTATTAAGAGGGTCAGAAAAGAAAACCACATCATCGACCATGAGGCAACGGCAGAGAAGATACGAAAGTCTCTCAAAGTCATTCATGAAGACAGAAACAGCCGCTTTGACCCGTTCACGTATCACGGGAAGCCACTGTCTGACTTCTGCGCCCCTGAATGGGTTGAAGACGTGGCAAAGGTCGTTGAGAGTGAAATCTACAATGCGGACGGGGAAAACAACGCCCGTGCTTACACGAATGTTAAACTTGCGTATGATAACATCAAAACAGAATTTTATCAACGCTTAAACGGTTAAAATGATATGATAGTAATTATTGACAACGGTCACGGAGAAGACACAGCGGGCAAGCGTTCTCCTGACGGAAGACTGAGAGAGTACGCCTACGCCCGTGAGATTGCCAAGCGTCTGCAGTGTGCTTTATGCCATGAGCTTGGGGCGGGTCACGTTTTTCTCTTGACCCCTGAAACAAACGACATCAGCCTGAAAGAACGCTGTCAGAGAGCTAACAACCTCTGCAAGGCTCACGGGGCTTCAAACGCTCTGTTGGTCTCAATTCACAACAACGCAGCGGGGGCTGACGGCAAATGGCATGAAGCCCGTGGGTGGTCGGCACACGTCTCTCTGAACGCCTCTCAGAAGAGTAAGACGCTCGCAACGTGTCTTGCTCAGGCGGCAGAGAAAAACGGGCTGAGAGTGAGAAAATACACACCACAGCAGCCGTTCATCACTCAGAACCTCGCTATCTGCCGAGATACAAGCTGCCCCGCCGTTCTGACTGAGAACCTTTTTCAGGACAACAAAGAAGACGTAGATTTTCTTCTGAGTGAAGAGGGTAAGCAGCTCATTACAAAGGTTCATGTGGACGGCATTCTGTCTTATATCAAAAGCGTGAAGAAATGACAAAGAAACTGTTCATCTTATTGGCGGCGGTCTCACTCATGTGGGGCTGCTGCCCTTGCCGAAACCTGACAACAGAAACAGACCGTCAGGACAGCACCCGTGTTGAAGTCAGGACGCAGACAATTCTCGTTCCTGATACGGTCTTTCTTGAAATACCCGCTCAGACGGCAGAGCGTACAACCCGTGACAGCGTTTCACACCTTGAAAACGAATATGCCACCTCTGACGCTCGCATCAACCCTGACGGCTCTCTGTTTCACGATCTGCGGACAAAGCCTCAGAAGAAAGCCATTGAGACGGACAAGAAGATTGAAAAACGGGACAGCGTAGTTTATCGGAACAGATACCTGAAAGTCAAAGAAAAAGTTTCAGTTCCCCGTGACCTGACAAAGTTTCAGAAATGTGAAATCTTCGGTTTTTGGTTCTTGTTGGCAATCTTCGCCTTGGTTGTGTACCTGAAACGGCTTCAAAAACAGTGAAAACGCTAAAAATGATTAAGACGTAAGCACAAAAATCGGAAATTCTGTCGGAATTAAAAAAGAAATTCTTACCTTTGTGACAAAATTTGAAAATATAGCGTTTGCTATTGTTTTGAGGGTCAAGAAAATCGCCAAAATTTCAGACAGCCTTAAAAGCAATGGTAGATGCCCACGTATATCGTGGGCATTTTCCTTGTAGGCTGTTCGGGTGTTTGGCGATACCTCTTGACCGACAAGGGGATGCCCACGTTTTTACGTTGGGTCTCTGTGACAACGGCGAGCCGTGTTTTGCAAAGGTACAGAGTTTTAACGTAAAAACAGCAGATATGGATTTCAAAGATTCGATTAAACAAATATCTGAGCGCATTGAAAGTCTGAAAGACAACTTGAAGACAGAAGAAGCAACGAAGACGGCTCTCATTCTGCCTTTCCTGAGTGCTCTCGGCTATGACGTGTTCAACCCGTTGGAGGTGTTACCTGAAATGAGTTGTGACATCGGTATGAAAAAGGGCGAGAAGATTGACTACGCCATTCTGAAAGACGGCGAGCCGATTATTCTCATTGAGTGTAAACATTGGGAGCAAGACCTGAACCTTTATGACAACCAACTGATACGTTATTTTAACGTGTCAAAGGCAAAGTTCGGTGTCTTGACAAACGGCATAATATACAAGTTCTACACAGACCTTGCCGAGCCTAACAAAATGGACGAGAAACCGTTCTTGGAAGTGAACCTCCTTGAAATGAAAGACGCTCAGGTCGAAGAGTTGAAGAAGTTTCACAGGTCTTATTTTGACGTTGACAACATTCTAAGTTCGGCAAGCGAGCTGAAATATATGGGCGAACTCAAAACCGCCATTTCAAAGGAGTTCGCGAACCCCTCTCCTGACTTTGTGAGGTTCTTCGGGAAACAGGTCTATGACGGCGTTTTCTCCCAAAAGGTTCTTGAACAGTTCACAGCCCTGACAAAACGTACAATCGGCAGTTATATAAACGACATTATTTCTGACCGTCTGAAAGCGGCAATCAAGACAGATGAAGAAGCAACCGCCACAGAACAGAAGACCGCCGAGAAGACAGAAGAACAGCCCACAGAGCCTGAGACAAACGAGGACGGCATTGTGACAACAGAAGAAGAGTTGGAGGCGTTCTTCATCGTGAAGTCTATTATCCGCAGCGTTGTGACCTCTGACCGCATCACATACAAGGACACACGATCATACTTCGGGGTTCAGATTGACAACAATGTGCGGAAGACTGTTGTCCGCTTCTACTTCAACCAACCGAAGAACAAGCGCATTGCCATTATCTCAGAAGACAAGTCAGAACGTATGTATAAGGTTCAGACCCTTGACGAGATATACAACTACGCAGATGAACTGACAGAGGCGGCGAAGAGATACGTCTAAACAGCCCAACAGCGATTGCGCCCGTATGTCGGCGTAAGTTTGTTCAGGTGATAACTTACACGAGATTGAAAAGTAAAGCCCACATGCGGCGTATTCGAGAAAAATAACTATCTTTGCTCTCAGAGGGCTTGAAGAGGGGTCGAAAAGCCCCTCTTTTTGCATATTTGTTGCTGTTTTGTTGCTCTGACTGACTGTTAAACAGTCAAACCACGTTATAAATCACTGATTTACAAGTCATAACAAAAGTACTGCGTGGGAAAGTAACCTTTCTGCTGAGGCAAAAGCGTCCATACGCAAAGGCAACAGAAGGGCAGCAGAAACGTCATTGAGAGCATTGAAGAAAACTATGAACGACAAAGGTATTTCATCCTTTGACAATAGCATAGACGAAGAGCTTGCTGCAATTGCCACACCTCCGCGACGGATTTCTTCAAGAACGCCAACAAATGACGGAAAATCCACTAAGAATCTTACAGAAGCAGAGAAGCTACTCGTTACAGGAAGATTCGTTGAAGCCAAACGAGTATTTGCAAAAAAGGGAGATTCAGATATGGCACAACTCTGTAGCAAACTTATAGAGTCAAAACGCACAGTCTGCTTATACCAAAATATACTTGAAGATACAAAAAACAATAACAATAAGACTACTGCGGAAACAGCAGTAAGAGAATTGCGAAGTCTCTTGAAGACATACAACAAATACAACATCAATTCAACAGATATAGAAGAACTTATCAATAATTTCAAAATCATCAAATAATTTATAAACATTATTATGGCTAGATTTCAGATTGAAAAAGGCGAGCGTTTCTCGCTGAGCAAGAGTGAGGGTCTTGAAAAGGTACGCGTAGACCTAAATTGGAAGTCAGGTGCCGACCTCGATGCTTCCGCGTTCCTCATCGGCGAGGATGGTCTTATTAGCGACGATGCTGATTTCGTGTTCTACAATTCAAAGAATCGTGCTAATCCAGAAACGGGCGACTTTGAGCCATTTAACAAAGCCATCCATGGCAACAAGAAAAATTGGCAGAACAACACCATTCCTATTTCAGCTGACGGTTCAGTCCTTGGCTCCGCTGATGACCTCGGTGATGATGAGGAGAATGGAGAAGATGCGGGTGAGACTATGCACGTAGATCTTTCAAAGGTAGGTGCAAAAATCCAGGAGATTGTGTTCTGCGTCACTATTTATCATGGCGACAAGGATGGTGTTACATTCAGTAAAGTTCGCAATCCGTCTATCACTATCTCTAACGAGGAAACTGGGGAAGAACTCTGCACCTACAACCTCAAGGATGGTTTCTCATCGGAGACGGCTGTGGAAGTGGCCAAACTCGTTTGCAACGAAGATGGCGAATGGGACTTTGAGGCTATCGGCGAAGGCCACGATGGAGGCATGCAGACTCTGATAGACATGTACGCATAACGAAGTATAAACATTGGATTAAATTCCAAGCATATCCACTACTATTATGGCAGAAAACAAAAACAACCGCAAGTCTAATCGCAAGTTTAGACTTGACAAACATGTGGAGCGTCACTTCGAAATCGAAAAAGGAACTGACGATGCTTCTGTAATGCCAGACAACACCCTCAGCGAGCCCCCTTCTACACCTCCAGAAGTAGGTCCAGCACCAATTTCCCCTGAGCCACCGACAGGAGATGACGAAGAAAGCGAAAGTGGAGGTTCATCTATCAAATGGGTAATTATTGTTCTGATTATTGTGGCTGCCATAGCTATATTTGCCTACATCTTTATGAGTGGAGGCAAAGATAAGGAAAACGCTGACAAAGAAATTCCTCAGACTGAGCAGAACGACAGCAATCAGAATAGCAAAAACGTTAGTGACTCTGTAACAAATTCGCTTCCTACACCAGAAGAGGCTACGCCTACTTCTGGTGCAGAATCAACAACTACGTTCAAAGATGGCAAGAATGTCTCCAGCCTTTCAGACAACGAAACCAAAACTCCATCAAAAAAGGCTGCTACATCTTCTGTAGAGTCGCCAACAGAGACGGTAGCAAACTCTCCAGCAACATCACCTTCCACATCCAGCACTACCACATTCGGTGATATTGAAGAGAGTGCACGCCGCGTTATACGTGGCCACTTTGGAAATGGTAAAGAACGCAAAGCAAAGTTGGGCGCTTTTTACGCTGAAATTCAAAGTAAAGTGAACGAAATGTACCGTCAAGGGATGGTTGAATAGCTATTACAAACAATTCGATACGTTCATTATGTAAAGGGTGTGCGTACATATAGATACGCACACCCTTTTAAAACTTATAAACAACCATAATTATTATGGAACAAAAACATCACTACACTGGCTTGACCGATGCTCAGGTGCTAGAAAGCCGCAAAAAGAATGGTGCCAACGTGTTGACACCGCCAGAGAAAGAACCTTTATGGAAGCAGTTCTTGGAGAAGTTCGGCGATCCGCTCATCATTATCCTGATGATTGCCGGTGCGTTGTCGATAGGTATATCATGCTATGAGTTCTTCGGACTCGGACAAGATGCTGCCGTTTTCTTTGAGCCTGTAGGTATATTCGTCGCCATTCTCCTCGCAACTGGATTAGCCTTTTATTTTGAGTTGCAAGCAGACAAAGAATTCACGATTCTCAACCAAGTGAATGATGACGAACCCGTTGAAGTGATACGCAATGGCAACACTACGCAGATACCTCGCAAGGATATTGTCGTTGGCGACATCGTGATTCTCAATACAGGCGAGGAAGTTCCAGCAGACAGCGAATTGCTCGAAGCTACATCTTTGCATATGGACGAGTCAACATTGACTGGTGAACCGATGTGTGGCAAGAGCGTCTTCGAGAAAGATTTCGACAAGGCTGCCACCTATCCTACAAACCATGTGATGAAAGGCACAAAGGTTATGGAGGGTCATGGCATCTGCCGTGTACTTGCAGTAGGCGACAAGACAGAACAAGGTAAGGTATTCGAAGCTGTACAGATTGACGACAGCGTGAAGACCCCGCTCAATGAGCAGCTTGATGGTTTGAGTGACTGGATAACCAAGGTAAGCTATGGATTTGCCGCACTTATTGTCATCGGACGTATCATTATGTACTTCGTGACAAATGGAACCGACTGTTTCGGCTCAATGGAGCAGGTCGCTCCGTTCATAGCATACGTTCTTCAAACATTGACGATTGCCGTGACGCTTGTGGTTGTGGCCGTGCCGGAGGGACTGCCAATGGCTGTTACCTTGAGTTTGGCTTACAGTATGCGTCGTATGCTCAAGACCAACAACCTTGTAAGAAAGATGCATGCTTGTGAGACAATGGGAGCAACTACAGTTATTTGTACCGACAAGACGGGAACGCTGACGCAGAACCTGATGAGCGTGAACGAGATAAAGATGTATGGCGATACTCCAAAGGAAGTTCTTGCTGAGGGTATTGCGGTAAACTCTACTGCGTCCATTGATTTCTCAGACAAGAGCAAACCGCAGATTCTCGGCAATCCGACGGAAGGAGCCTTGCTTCTCTGGATGAACAAGGAGGGCGTCGACTATCGTTCTGTACGTGAGAGCGTAAAGACAGTTGCGGAGGTGCCATTCTCTACAGAACGCAAGTATATGGCAACCATAGTAGAGTCTGTAGCGTTGAAGGGCAAGAAGGTGTTTTATGTGAAAGGTGCTCCTGAGATTGTGTCCGGGCTTTGCAAAAAGACGTCTGTAAGTAAGGAGGACGTAGATAAGCAACTGACAGAATATCAGAGTCGTGCCATGCGTACACTTGGCTTCGCCTACCAGGTGTTGAACGATGGTGATAAAGCGATTGAAGACAACAAGATCGTTGCAGACAAACTCTGTTTCATTGGAGTTGCAGCCATTGCAGACCCTGTGAGAGTGGACGTGCCTTCCGCTGTAAAGGAATGTGTGGATGCCGGTATCAGCGTGAAGGTTGTAACAGGCGACACTCCTGGTACGGCAAAGGAAATAGCACGCCAAATTGGCCTTTGGAATGACGCTAAAGATACTGAGCGTAATATCATTACTGGTCCAGAATTTGCTTCTTTGTCGGACGAGGAGCTACAGGAACGCATTCTTGACTTGAAGATTATAGCTCGCGCTCGTCCTATGGACAAGAAACGCTTGGTAGAGACCTTGCAGAAGAAGAACCAGGTGGTTGCTGTAACAGGTGACGGTACAAACGATGCTCCAGCTCTCCGTGCTGCCCACGTCGGTCTCTCAATGGGTGATGGAACGAGTGTGGCAAAGGAAGCATCAGACATAACCATTATCGACAACTCTTTCAGCAGTATCGGTAAGGCTGTTATGTGGGGACGCTCATTATATCAAAACATCCAGCGGTTCCTCTTGTTCCAGCTAACTGTGAACGTTACGGCTTGTTTCCTCGTTCTCTGTGGTGCGTTCATGGGAACGGAGTCTCCCTTGACCGTTACACAGATGTTGTGGATAAACCTCATCATGGATACCTTTGCAGCAATGGCTCTCGCCTCCTTACCCCCATCTGAGAGCGTCATGAAAGACAGACCTCGTGACCGCAATGCTTTTATCCTCAACAAACCGATGCTTCGAGAAATAATCGGAGTAGGTGGTTTCTTCTTTCTGATGCTACTCGGAATGCTTTATATCTTCCAGCACGCAGAAGTGAATCAGCTTACCGACCTTCTTCATCTTCAGTTGGGAGCCAAGGGACACGTCTCTACTTACGAGCTGACATTGCTCTTTACAACTTTCGTTATGACCCACTTCTTCTATCTCTTCAATGCTCGTGCATTTGAGACAGGACGAAGTGCGCTCCATTTCAAAGGATGCAATGGTCTGCTTACAATTGTGGCTATTATCCTTGTTGGTCAAATTGCAATGGTTGAATTACCTGGCTTGCAGCAGTTCTTCAATGTAGAGGGACTAAAACTGACTGACTGGATAATTATCATAATTGGTTCTTCCTTCGTGCTTTGGGTGCGCGAGATTTGGCATCTTTTTACAAAGAAATAGTTTATGGTGGGACTACACAACGTTTGTTGTGTAGTTTCACTTTTCAACGAACGGATGACATCCAAGAAGAGCCTTTTCTGAAAAACATCAAAGTTTGTAGTACACAGCAGCACAAACGAGATTCGTAAAATGCTGGATAACAAGAAAAACCTTTAGTGAGCGTCAAACTTGGGTAAAAAACGGAGCATTGCCGTTCACATCTCTGAACTTCTAACGTTAACATATATGGAGAGCTTCAGCAATACTCCTGCTTGAACCAAAGGCGATAGATGGGGTCAACAAAGGCGAAGTTCTCCTTTTCTTTCTCTATGATATCCTTGTTTTGAAGGGTCTTCTTGTTCTTGACAATCGTGTTAGGGTTGTCCAGGTTATAGATTTGCTTCACGGCTTGCGACGAGAAATGCTGCTCACCATGGGCTATCGCCTTGAGCATCTCTATCTGTGTGGAGCTCAGCGATTCCGTAAGATTCTGAAACATAGGGGTATTGATGTTCAACACTTGCTTCAAACCTAAAGAGAACACCTCTTCTGTCACCTCTGATGCGGTAAAGCTCCAGATGAAATAGCATAGCTGTTGGAGATACCACGAATGGCAAGCCACGGTATCACAGATTTTATCAGCCAGCTCTTTGTAGATGGACTTGCCTGTCTTCTCAAAAGACGACTGGATAAAAGGAATCCAATGCTCCTTGGCTATCTTCTGCATGAAAATCACTTGACCGAAACGATAGAACGGACTATTGGAATTGTTGAAGATATTGAGCATCATGTTGCGCTTGCTACCATAAAGGCAGTAAGAGGTCAACTGCTGCTGTTGCCAAACGGAGCGCATCTTGCCCTCCATGTTCTTATACTCGGGGAGATTTGCCAATTGCTGAAACTCATCGATGCACACGATGATCTTGACGCCCTTCTCCCTTGCCAGAATCTCCGGCAACTGGAGAATCGTCATCTTGTCACGCTCTTGTGGCACAAACTTCATGTCGAAAGCGACAAAATCCGTTATCTGGTCGTTCACGACAATCTGCGGAACGACACCTGTCAAGAACGTCTTGGCATCCTCTATCCAACGTTCCATCTTTGACGAGGCGCAAGCGATGACTTGGCTGGAAAAGGTGCGATAGAACTCTGCCTCAGAGCCAATGCTAAATGCGTCGATATAACAGATTCTCACATTCTTATCCTCTGCACTCAGCTCTCCCATCGCTTTCTTGACAAGCGACGACTTGCCCCATCTACGTGGCGAAATAAGCATCACGTTGATATGGGAAGCCAGCATTTGCTTGAGCATAGCGCGGTCCTCCACACGGTCGATAAAATTCTCCTCGGTAGCTAAAGTGCCAAACTGAAATGGTGATTGATATGCGGTCATCTTCCGAAACATTTTCTGAAATACTTCGGCAAATATACTAAATATTACCCAAAGGTAAGTTACCCCAGGGTAACATTCAGTGATTGTTAGCATTCCATATCAGTCCTACTATAAACCACAAGAAATAGCTAAGATGATGGGTGGGGAATCTACCCACGAAGCAAATAGTAAGAAAGTTTTGGGGATATACTGTTATAAAACTTTACCAACAAACTTATTTTGGGACACGTATCGCGGCTACAGACAGAGCCTGAGAATAGTAAACTAATTGCTGAAAGAAAATACGGGGAAGGCATGGAGAAAAACAGCATTGAGGGCTTGGCGCTTGATTTTGGGCTATGTTAAATGGATACGGAGAAAAAGTTAATGGGCCGTTAATTCATGCTAATCAACTTGCATTCGGCTAAACGGAAGATTATCTTTGTATAGTTGCTCCACTATGGCAATTTGCACCCCAGCCATCTTTGCACGAGAGGCAGGACGCAGCGGAACCAAAGAATGTAAAATATAACTCATAAAAATAGCAATGAAAAAGTTAAATTTCTTATCAATTTCCCCTGTTGGGTATCGGGAAATATCGTTCTCGTATCGACCACGTATCAAACCCGTATTGTTTCCGTATCAATCCCGTATCGTTCTCGTATCATCCTCCTATCGTTCTCCTATCGTTCTCGCTTCCGAAAGCGGAAACAATACGGAAACAATACGAAGCCGATATACTTTGGAAGGGAGGACGATATGAGGATGAGGCTTAGCGGATACTTGGAGGTAGGGCTCCTAAGGTCAAAAACACGGTGTTGGCGGTGTGCGACGAATGCCTTTTGAAGGGTTTTCTAACAATACGACAGGAATTTACCCCCCCCATTTAAAATCGCTCACAAATATTTTGCGACAAGAAACAATCTGTGTACCTTTGCAGCGATTTTATTTTTTAATTTAGCGTCTATGAAAAAGATTTTTGTTTGCAGCCTGGCCTTTTTGTTAGGGTCAAGTGGCGCAATGGCGCAGAGTGTAAGCGACCGAGTCGAGCTCAACGAGAAAGAAAGCGTTGGCATGACCCTGTCCCGCTTCTCACCTGTAAAGCCAAAAAGTGAGGATGCAAACGCCTTGTTGCGTTATCCGATGTTGCGTTTGGTGCGACAAGACGAACCAACGAAGCCAAGCATTCCTTATGCGGAGCGTACATTCACGGAGCGCAAGGCCCAGCACGCCGCCCCCAACCAAGTGGGCGACATCATGCGTGCCGCAGCAGGGCGTGAGCTTTGGGGAAATGTCACTTACAGCAATGCGTGGGAATCCTACGACTACAGAGGATTCTACACTTTCGACTCCAGTGTAAACCCATTGCAGATGCAGATGCTGGGTACGAACGGCAGCTTCTACATGGAGGGAAATGGTGGAGCAGTCTTCCAGGATGGGATCCTCTACGTGGTGCGCTATGCCACCTATGGAAGTTACTTCTTCATCTACATCAACACCTACGACCCCGAGACCTTCGTCCAGATGGGTAGCACTTCGACCGAGGACGTGACCTTTGTTGCTCTTGAGACTGCCACCAATCCTGCAACGGGCAAGACGTACGGCGTGTTCTACAACAGCGATGCGACGGGCTTTGTTCTTGGAACAGTCGATTACACCACCATGACACGCAAGGATTTCGGCGCTCTGGAGCACCCCTACGTCGCATTGGGCGTGACCAAGGACGACGTGATCTATGGTGTGGCAACCGATGGCAACCTTTATCGCATCGACCAGAGCACCTGCGAGGAAACCCTGATCGGCAGCACAGGCGTGGAGCTTCTGCTGAGCGACGGCGGCCACTACGGCCAAAGTGGCGAGATCGACACGAAGACGGGCGTTTTCTACTGGGCTTGTAAGGACGCCCAAAAGAACGCTGCCCTCTACACGGTTGATCTGCAGACGGGTGCGGCTACGAAGCTGGCCGACTTCCCGGGACAGGAGACGGTCTATGGCCTCTATGTGCCTCCCGCTCCTGCAGAAGACGGCGCCCCTGCAGCGGTCGAAAACCTAAATGCATCCTTCACGGACAACTCGCTTGTAGGTAAGGTGGCGTTCACAGCCCCAACAGCCACCTATGCTGGAGGCACGCTCAGCGGTCAGCTTTCCTACTATGTCATGGTAGGCAATGATACGCTGGCTACAGGCAAGACCTATCCCGGCGCATTTGTACGCGAGACGGTGACTGTGCCAGAGGGCGTGACCACCTTCCGCGTCACGACAGCCAACGAGGTTGGATCAAGTCCCGAGAACAAGGTCAAAGTCTATGTGGGCAACGATGAGCCTACACAGGTCAAGGACGTCAACCTCGCCATCGACCCTGAGACAGGTGTGGCCA